CGTGACTTGTCTCGCGACCCCTTATTCAAGGGTCGCGTCGTTTGGCTGCATAACGCAGTCATTCGTAAAATTGACAAGTTGCTTGGCGACTTTGAGGCTGACGAGTTCTTTGCAAGACCTGACTGGGGTCCTGGTGCCTCTACTCTTATTAGGCGTAGAGAAGCCAGTTCAGTCAAGAAATTCCGACTTGAAGTCGGAATAACGCGTGATCTGTACAGTCTTGTTCCCTGGGAGGCCTTCGAGCATGCATATCCGCTCTGGGCCTCTCAACTTGTGGAGGCGGGTTTTCCCTCCTTCCAAGTGGGGAATAAGATTATCACCGTACCTAAGGATGCGACAACCAACCGAGTTATCGCCGTGGAACCTGGGATAAATATGTTTTTCCAGAAATCCGTCGGCGAGATGGTTGGAAGGCGTCTCCGAAGGTATGGGGTCGACTTACGCTGGCAGAGCCGTAACCAAGAACTGGCTCAGGAAGGGAGTTTCTCCCGTAACCTGGCCACTATTGACCTAAGCTCCGCTAGTGATTCCATTTCTTCCTCTGTCGTCGAGGTCCTTTTGCCTCGGAGATGGTGGTTGTTGATGGACGCCTGTCGATCTCATTACGGCATTCGTAACGGGAAACCAGTACTGTGGGAGAAGTTCTCCAGTATGGGGAACGGTTTCACCTTCCAATTGGAATCCCTGATATTCTACGCAGTTGCATCTTGCTGCGCGGACTATCTCTCACTTAGTTCTTCTAAAGTGAGCGCTTATGGGGATGATGTTATTATCCCCTCTGCGTGTTACGAATTGTTCTCCGAGATGATGGTTTTCTACGGCTTTCGAATAAATGGTAAAAAGAGTCATGTTGACTCGCCATTTAGGGAGAGCTGTGGTGCCCATTTCTTCTCGGGTATTGACGTCAAACCGATCTACCTTAAGAGTAGAGTCGATTCTGTTCCAGCGATTTACCGCCTGGCAAACGCCATCCGAAGACTAGCCCACAGACGGAATTTTACTTTCGGCTGTGACGTCCGGTTTAGGAAGGTGTTTGAGCTCCTTGTTTCGTCTGTTCCTGTTGCTTTACGCTTCAGGAT